TTGGTTGAAGCTATCAGGCTGGCACAAGTCAATAACAAGCCGGTACTTGCTTCGTGCGATTTATGTGCATCTGCAGCATTATTCGTTGCTTCGTATTGCGACGAAATTCACGCAGCTAATGAAATTTCGGCAGAATTCGGCTCTGTAGGTGTGATGATGTCTTTTAAAGACTATCAGAAACGCAACGAGAATCTGGGAATAACCGAACACCGGGTTTATTCAAACCTGAGCGAACATAAAAATCAGCCATTAGAGCTCGCTTTGCAGGGAAAATACGATTTGATAAAAACTGAAATGCTGGATCCGCTCGCGCTTAAATTTCAGGAAACCATCAAAGAAAACATCCCGGGACTGAAAACCGAAACCGAAGGAATTCTTTCCGGAAAAACATTCTATGCCGCCGACGCGCTGGATAACAAAATAATCAACGCTATTGGCGATTTAAACTACACGTTGAAACGCGCGCAGGAATTGCGTAAAAAGCTATTAATCAATAATTACACTAACCATTAAAATTTAACAGTATGTTCAAGCAAATTTTAGCAGTTGTACTCTCGATCTTCGGAATGAGCCATCTTCCAGTCAACAAGGAAGGTAAAAGCTTTCTCACCGATGATATGAAGGCTAAATTGACGGACGAATATGGTGACAAATTCGTCACTAAATTCGAACAAGATTTGGCGGAAGCGGAAAAAGACGGTCCCGTAGACGGGAAATCAACCGAAATGACTG